CAAAACCTACTGCTTTGTTATCCACTAGACCTACAAATAACATAGACCTGTTTTCATAACAGTCACAATAGACATCTTCTACTATCCATTGTGTATGACCATGTTGCCTTACTAATTCAAGACCATGTTTAACATAGTCCCAATGTTCTCGTAACTTATCTTTAGGTATGTAGTGTAATATCATCCTACTATTATATACTTGTATGTTCTAACAGTTGCATGGTTTCCATAGTGAACTACGCAAGAACCTTTAGCAAAAGTATCAAAGTAAACGTCTACTAATTCAGCAGCAGAATCATGGTTAACAGGCATGAATAAGATGACAGAGTTTAGCCCTATACGTTCATTAGAAAGTGTTGAGCTTGTTGCATGTGCAGTAGTTACAAAGTCACCTGTGTTATTAGACTTACCTTCTATAAGGTTATTTACAACCTCTGATATTTCTCTAGGAGTGCCACCTATTTGTGGTAATTTACGATACATTATCTAGTACCTTGACCTTCTAGGTCTATATCTACTCCAATAGCATATAACCATGAACCTGTAGGGCTTACTTTAACTCTATGATAACGACCAGCACTTCTTAAAGAGCATCTATTTTCTGATGAAGCTGATACTGCTGTTGAGTATGTAATAGTGTCATCTAACATACGCCTAGAAGCCACAGAAACGTCACCAGAGCCATTTTCTATAATAGGTCTAGCTAGTTTAGCCACCGAATTATAACCATCCTCTATATCGCCTGTAGTTAATGTAGCGGTTGTAGTAGCACCTGTAAAGGTAACTATTTTAGCATCACGAACAGCACCAAATAAGAGTTTACCACCTGTCCATAACCTATCGTCTAAAGATGTTGCAATAGACTCTAAAGCACCAAAAGCATCCAAGTCCTCAAGCGTTACTCCAGAAGTTGCGATAGATGATAAGTAGTCTGTATCTGTTTCAGCAGATGCCCATTTTTTAGTTTGAAAATTATAAATAAGTAATGAACGACCAGAGTCAGTATTAGGATAGTTCCATACCACTAGGTTATTAATAGCATCTATAGCAGTAGACATATCATTAATATTATTTAAGTCTACATGGGTAAAGAAGTATTTGTCTATCTTGTCTGCACCAATACCTACAATGTTTGTGCCATCACAAGCATAGAAACCATCATCTGATAAGAAATAAGTAGTCGCACCATAGTGGGCTATACTGCCACCAGAGGTGCATCCTAAACCCCTAGAAATAGTGTCAAATTGGAAGAATAAAGGGCTGCCAATGTATGACATTCTAACCAGACCACGTTCTAATAAGACTAAACCAAACTCGCCACCTGTAATGCCTTGTATATCGCCACCATCGCTGATTATCTGATAGTCTGACTGACTTGCACCACCGCTAGTCCAATCCGTTTCATCATTGATGTCTGACCAGTTTACCTTGTTAGGTGTTCCACTAATGTTAGCTGCGACTACAAAGTCCCTTACGACTGTGATATACTTACACACAGGAGCAGAGGCATTTACATCTGCAAATAATGATGAGCTATTCACAGTCCATGCTTGTATTTTAGCTTGGTTATTAGTGGCTAATAAAGTATCGCCAAATTGTGCAAACTGCCATCTATCAGAACCACTATAGTTACCTGTTTTACTTACGTTAGTAAGGGCTAATGTTGCAGAATTATACTTAAAGAGTTTTGTAGCACCACCAGCAAATAATTGATTAATAGCACCAAACTTTCCTGCGTAGACATTATTTAAGTTCTCTGACGCATCACTAGAAAGGTTTACAACAGCAGGGAATGGTGCGTATCCTACACCTACTGGTACTACATTTGTAGCTTCTGTTAATGCACTAGAAAGTGATGGTTGGTCTGGTAACCACTCTGTAAATTCTATACGCTTTGTTGCCATGTTTTATCCTATTTGTGACCATGTATTAGAACCTGCTGTAGAGGTTGTCCATGTTTCTGTTCCTGTTGTAGCGGTAGTCCATGTTTCTGTGCCTGCGGTAGATGTAGTCCATTCCTCACCTAAACGATAACCTTTAGCGGTGACTGTAGCTGAAGCAGATACGACAGGGAATACATTAAATATCCTAAAGCCACTACCTGTAAATACCCCTGAACCATTTACCTTTGCTATACCTAGTTTAGTAAGGATGCCTGATGCTACTACTAAACCTGATGCTGTGATAGCACAAGAAGCAAATATAGTAGAGAACATATCACAAGTGACAGACGCAATACCATTGACATTAGCCACACCAAAATGTGTTGTACTAGCTAATGAGCTATAAGGTGTTTGAGCAAATGCACTTATGCCAAACATTAGTCAGCCTGTTCTGGCGTATGTTGATTGCCATTAGCGTGGTATCTAGCCCATTGTGCTAAAGCAGCTTGTTTAATTTTCTGTTTTGCTTCCATACTAAATTTTCGTCCTTTTCCAGCTATAGATATTTTATTACGAGTTTCTTGTGGCATTATACGACCTGTCATCCATTTAGAACTAGCAGGATTAGGCTTTCCTTTTAAAGCTAAAGATAATTTTAATCTATGTTCATCTGATTTAGGTTTTGCTAAACCAGTATGAATAGTTTTAGTAGCACTAGCTAAACATTTTTTAGCATACTCATAAGAATATGAATTCATTTTTCTATTACTGTTTAATGATGGGTTTTTAGTAAACATATATAATGCAAGTTGCATTTTTGACTTACTTTTACCATCATACATTTTAGATAATAATAAGTGAGAAATAAAATGTTCTTTAGCTGTAAGATAAACTAAATTATTTTTATTACCACCTCCTAAACTTTTAGGAATAATGTGATGTTTTTCTACATAACATCCAGAAGTTTTTTTATTCCAATTGCGTTCTACACATTTGGCTATAATGTTATTATACCATTTGGTATATTTATTCATCTGCTGGTGTTGGAACTCCACCTTCGCTTACCCATTTTAAGTAGGCTTGGTAGTCTGTGTTAGCTGGGTCAAATGGGATTAATGCTCCGTCTTTTGTTCTAATAACTGAAGATACTGGCATATCTGGAAATATTTGTTTACATTGTTTATACATTTTATAGCTCCGAAGTTCCATCTAAATATCCAGTTCCAGCTGAATTTATTGTCATTACACATCCTTGTCCAGCAGTTAATCCTGAAGCCACAGTTATAGAAGTAAAAGCAGTATCTGTTCCAGCATATCCACTTGCAACTGATGTAACTGCGTAATTTCCAGCTGTATTATTAATACTTAATCCGCCAGTTGAAAATGTAGGAGCTGCTCTCATTGTTACAGGATATTTAATTATAAAATTTCCACCAGTAGTGCTATTAGAATATCCAGCACAAACACCAGCATATGCTGGACCAGTAAATTTCCAATAATACCTCTGACAATTAGCCAATTCCTGATTATAAAGTCTGCGTTCAAATGGTGTTGCTACTGTGTTTTGTTCTAGTTGAACACCTGTGATGTACCATGTAGCTCCGTTAGTGCCTACGACTGATGTTGCACCAGTTGCTGTATAAAATTCTGATGCAGCCCATGCACCAGCAGTTCCGCTATAGGTAGTATTGCCTCCTAAACCAAAAAATACTCTTACGCCAATTCCGTTAGTTGCACCTATCCAAGTTCCTGATGTATCACCAGCAATAGTTACAGACTTTAGTTCCCAAGTATTAGCTACAGAGATTGAATAAGTAAATGGATAGCTTCTATTACCTGCAGAGTTCATTAAAGAACCTCCAAAAGTACCAGTCAATGAACTGCGAACCCAAAAGGACAATGTTATTGTTTTAGCATTGGCTGTTCCCCATCCTAAATCAGCAAAATTATAACCTTCAATATATTGTCTAATAAGAAAAATATCACCAGCTAAAACTGAATAAGAAGATAAAGAAGTTACCCCTAAATAGTTAGAAAAACCTACTGGTGGAGTTACTGCCGCAGCATCTTGTTGAACGCTAAATTTAGATGCTTGAGTAAGTCCAGCAGCCCATCTATCTACTGTATATTGTAAATTTATAGGAGTAACACTAGCACCAGCATTTCTCTGGTCAATCATCATAGCACCATTTATAATTTTGTTCTTAAGAACGTATGGGCTTGCAGCGGCTGGTTGTAACGAAGTATCGTTAAATGTTACGCCCAAACTTCCATCTATCGTCATTGTCATTTGAAAAACTCCCAGTAAAAACCTTTGTTAAATTTATTCATTACGCACCAATCTTTTATACTATGTCTATCTGACTTTATAAACTTACCTGCTTCTGTTAATGAAACAAAGGTTAATTTATTACCATTTTTGTCTGTTGCTGTTACACCTTTAGATGGTTTACCCCCACCTTTTGGTCTGGGTCTGCCATATAAAGGACTGTCTTTACCTTTAGGCTTTGACACTCCACGCATTGGGCTTGGTTTTCCCCACATACCATTATTTTTACCACTAACTTTAATAGATACTTCTGGTCGTTTAATACCTTTTTGTGGATGAACTTTACCCCACATAGGATGCTTATCACCAGAACCACA